AGTTGTCATGCTGAACCTGAGAGGTTAGGTTTAAAGATGATGGAGTAACCAAGACGGGAAAACAGTATACCGGAACCTTGTGTGCGCCACAAATAAAGGTTTTGCTGTCCATCATCGTTTTCCTTACCGTCAGTTCAGAAGGGTTAACCCTGCCAGCGTCATTCTCTCATTCTTTCAAAAACAATATGTTAGCGAATAAAATGTTGTTTCCTGACCGCATAACTCACTAAAATATCTTAGATATCAATTTGTTGGACTTTACTCATTTCTCTCAGGCTTTGAGCTCGTCATGACAACTGAGCTTAACCGTTTCAGCATGGACAGATCTTGTCGCCGATCAAATTCAGCGCTGAGGATTATTGTTTAACGGTTTCGCCTTTCTTTACCTGTTGCCACGCCTCTTCCATCTGATCGAGGGTCGCCTGTTCCATGGTCAGCTCCTGCTCACGGATAATCTGCTCCACCTGACGGAAACGGCGCTCGAACTTACGGTTAGCCGCCTGTAAGGCATCCTCGGCTTTATGCCCGAGGTGGCGCGAAAGATTGACGGTGGCGAATAGGAGGTCACCGATCTCCTCACCCAATTTTTCTTCATCGACTACGGCCTGTTTAGCCTCGAACATCACTTCGTCGATCTCTTCGTAGACTTTGTCCAGCACCGGGCCAAGGGTGGTCCAGTCAAAACCCACGTTGGCACAACGCTTCTGAATTTTGTGTGCTTTCATCAGGGCAGGCAGTGCTGAGGGAATGTCATCCAGGGCCGAATGCAGGGATTTGTCTGCTCGCTCCAGTGCTTTGCGTGCTTCCCACTTCACCAGCACGTCCTGACTGCTGGCCTCTTTCGACCAGGCCGCCTCACCACCGAAAATCTGCGGATGGCGACGTTCGAGCTTGTCGGAAATGGCATTGCAAATGTCGTCGAACTCAAACAACCCCTGCTCGCTGCCCATCTGGGCGTAAAACACCACCTGAAACAGCAAATCGCCCAGTTCATCACGCACATCGTCGTAATCCTTGCGGACAATGGCATCCAGTACTTCGTATGTCTCTTCCAAAGTATAAGGCGCAATGGTGGCAAAGGTTTGCTCTTTGTCCCACGGGCACCCGGCGATGGGGTCGCGCAGGGTTTTCATGATGCTAAGCAGGCGTTGGAGAGCTGAAGTTGACGTCATAACCCATATCCATTTAAAAAATTATTGAGACAAAGAAAAAAGAAAGGCCCGACTGGCGGGCCTAATTATATTAGGCTAAATAAGCCATTGCGTCTAAATTCAAGAGGTTAATCTCTTTTAGGTGTGTCATGGAGCACCGCCAAAACCCGTTAAAGTGGATGGAATGTGGATGCCGCCACGTAAAGGATTCAATGCCGTTGCATCCTGTAAGTAATCAGGGGCAAGGTGCGCATAGGTCATAGTTTGCTGGATACTTGCATGGCCTAAAATCCTTTGTAGCGAGATAATATTCCCTCCATTCATCATGAAATGCGCGGCAAAGGTGTGCCTGAGTACATGCACTGATTGCCCCCTGGGCAAATCTGGTTTGATCGTGCGCAGCATTTCACGATACTTCGCATAGGTCACGCCAAATAGCGGCCCTTTCTGAACAGTTTTAACCGTCTCCTGAACCAAAGAAGAAACCGGCACAGTCCGCTTTTGACCGTTTTTCGTTTCAGTGAAAGTAACCCGGCAATGCATAACATTTTGAGCCTTAAGCTTAGAAGCCTCACCCCATCGCGCACCTGTACTGAGGCATAGAATAGTTAAACGATAGGCGTCAGAGTCTTCTTTAAGTGCATCAAGTAACCTGCTAATTTCGCCTGACGTAAGATAAGTCATTTCCACGTTTTTTTCCTTGAGCGGCTTGATAGCCCTCATTGGATGCTCACCGTGAAAATCCCCTGCCTCTAGCAGTACATTAAACATCCCACTCAATACGGTCATATCCCTATTGATAGTGGAGGCTTTGGCTCCCTGAAAAAGTCTTGCCGAGCGATATGTAAGCAGCAGATTTTTATCAAGCTTAATCACCAGCGGGTCACCCATTCCAATAGCAAGCCTGTGTAACGCCCTTTTCCGTTTCTGCCCAAAATCCAGATTGCGCCCGTGGAGTTCCCACCAAGGTTCGATAAGGTCAGATAAACGTCTGGCATCTGGGGGTTTTACCATCCACTCTTTATTATGAAAGTTGGCAAGTACATATTTTTCAAAAGCTACAGCATCAGCCTTTTTATCAAACACCCTCTGAACACGCCGTCCTGCGGTTCCTTGAGGTCTTAAATCCACTTTGTAACGTCCACCGTTGAGCGTTTTAATCGACATGATTTAGCTCTCCGGTTCTGCACGCCATACGTTTACCTGTAAGGCGAACATAATCACTATAAACGCTTAGCCAGTTTTCCTTTTGGAAGCAGATGATTCTGTTTTGTCTTGCCCATAGTGTGCGAGAGCCGGTGCGATTTGACCGGATTCAGGGGCTATCTTCCCGGTCATAAACCATAACGTGTATTTTTCGAATAGAGGGCAACTGATAATTTTTATAAGCACGTCTCCTTTGGGTACCGACTCACCAGTTTCATAACGCCATAAAGCATTGTTGGGAATACCAATCATTTCAGCTACCTCTCTACGATTAGTTAGCCTTTCGCTCTCACGCATAAGTTTGATTTTTTCACCGATATCCAAAATCATTTTGCATTCTCCAAAAAATTGGTTCATATTATTGAAAATAACACGTAACTGGGGTGGATTTTCCATAAGTACCCCAACTTGGGAGAATATCATATGAATGAAGCAGAATTGAGAATGTTGTTTAAGATTCCAGACCCGATCACAGCGGCGGAATTTGCCCGTCGTACTGGTAAGACTGAATCGTCAGTTCGCCACATGATTGACCGTCGCCAACTACCGCTGGCAACTGAGCGTGAAATTATCGGAAATTCTGGAGAGCATCCGGGTAGCACCAGACGTCTATTAATCCTATGGAATGAATGGGAAGAAATGGTTTTCGAAGCTACCAGCCAACGCCCGCCTGAGCGCTATGAATGGCGTAAACAATGGATTAAAAAAGCCGCCGACCTCGCAAATGATCTCGGTGTTCCATCACTGAATACTTGTGCGGGCTAAGCAATGTATCCAATCAAAGAAGTGAGCCGCCATTCATCCGTATATCGCGGTTTCCTGATAGTTCGTAGACCTAAAACCGTTATCAATTTGATTACCCGCTACGAAGTAACCCTGAGTGATCAGTCTTTTGGGTTATTCGATGCGCAGGCCCAAGCGACTGGCTACATAGACGAACTGCACGGACAGAAGGAGAACGCAGCATGACAGCCCCATTTTACGCAGCTGCAAATCGTATTTTGAGCATGTACGACCAACGCCAATTAGTTGCGGCAACTAAAACAGCGGCGCATTCGCCTGCAGAACGTTACTGGGCATGTGAGCGGCTTCTCGATTTGGCAGGTGCCGCAGCTTATGCAGGCAGTAAAGAAGCCTCCATCATTAAAGCCGCAGCAGAACTTTGGGAAAACTCAGAACGAATTCCCGCCCCCTTTCCCAATGATTTGCACGAGGCACACGTATGACAACCGCACAATGTCCGTCACTGGCAAACATGCTGACCAACGGCCAGCAAATTACCCACCGAGCGCACCAACGCGGATGGATTGAAACACCAGACGGTCGCCACTTCCAGCCGAAGGCCACCGAAGTGCAATTCATCAAAGGCCGCCGACTGCCGTTTATGGCTCGCCAACATAACAAACCACGCTGGTTCGCCAGGCTGATGGGTATTTTTGCTTAAAGATTTACGGGAGGGCTTATGTTTCCTTCAAATAACCAGCAGGTCGAGCCGTTACCTTTTAAAGACTTTCAGGTAAAGGCACGTCGGCTTTTTAAACGAACTGAAAACACCGCCTGCCGCCGCTTCAATGCTGGTAGTGATGATTTCAAATTCGTGGTGCTGACGCTATCGAACCGCCGTACACCCAAGCTATTTTCACCGTCTGACATTGGTAAACCGTTCGAAGCTTTCAGCGATTACCAGAGGGAAAAGATAATCGACGCAATGAACAGCCTGTCAAAATGGGGCCATGCATTGCCTAATTTCATTTCGGCATCTGACCGAATTCTAGAAGTTTAAATACAGCCAAAAAATAAATAGGCGCTCACGCGTCGGGCTTTCTGCATCCAAAAATCAGCAAAAGGAACTAAATAATGATGACGTCAAAACAGGCTAAATTAAATATTGCCCTTAAATCAGTTGAGCTAATTAAAGATATTTTACTAAGGCAAGCGCCTCTTGGCCGTATCACTGTAAAAAACTTGTGTAACGAAGTAAGTCGCGCCCTTATTAATCAGGCTGGTGAAATTGACCGATTAAAAACAGAAAATCAAAACCTGATGAATATTCCCAAACCACTAAGCTTTGAGCCGCATTGGGATTCGCTGATTTTCGCGATCATGGGTGCCGATGCTAAAGCTGACATCATCGACAGCGTGGATATTGAGCGAACTACTACAGCCGCAATTACCGCCGTTAAAAAACTTGCATCAGACCGAGACGAAAAACAGCGTGTGGCCGAAGCATTCCAGCGCTGTGCCGGTGCAAAGCTTGAGCCAATACCTGTTATCCACGAACTGAAAATAGCCCCGGAATATATGCGGGCGGTCATTTGTGGTCAGAAAACAGCGGAGAGCCGTATCAATGACCGAGATTTTAAAGTCAACGATCATCTTATCTTGAGAGAATGGGAAAACGAGGCTTATACGGGCTGGGTGCATGAAGTTGTTATCACTCATGTTTGCGATTTCCCTTGTACCCTCACTGGCCTAAAGTGGGTGTCGCTTTCCATATCACCGGTCCATGCCTTAGATCCTGATGCTATCAGTCGGTACCTGAAAGGGGCTACTGATGAAAACTAATAGAACCGTCTTAAAATGGGCGGGTTCAAAAGTGCGTATCAGCGAAATACTTCGTCGTCATCTGCCCGCGGGCCAACGCTTGGTTGAGCCGTTCGCCGGGTCCTGCGCCATGATGATGAACACCGATTATGACGAGTATCTGGCTGCTGATATCAACCCGGACTTAATCAATATGTATGAAGTGATTAAGAAGAAGCCGGAGGAATTCATCTGTGTTGCAAAGGATTTATTTAAAACAGCGAATAATGAATCTACATATTATAAAAAGCGGCTGGCCTTTAATTTGCCCGTCGATAGCCCATTCATCCGCGCAGTTTATTTTCTTTATTTAAATCGCCATTGCTATAACGGTCTATGCCGTTACAACCAATCAGGTGGCTTTAATGTGTCTTTCGGGAAGTATAAAGCCCCGTATTTTCCAGAGGCTGAGATCCGCGCTTTCGCCGAGAAAGCCAAAAAGGCAACGTTTGTTTGCTGTTCCTACGCCGAAGCGCTGGCCATGGTTCGCCCTGGTGATGTTGTGTATTGCGATCCGCCGTACCTGCCAGCAAGTCAAAGCGCAGATTTTTCTTCCTACCACTCCGGCCCGTTCGGAATGGCTGATCATCTGCGCCTTAAGGTCATTCTGCGTCGTTTGGCCGAAAGGAGTTATCCGGTTGTCGTTTCGAATAGTGACACCCCTAAATCCCGCGCCCTTTTCTGTGAGTTCAATCTAACCGGAATTACCGCCCCGCGCTCAATTGGCGCAGCGGCCAACAGTATTAAATTCGCGCCCGAAATCATCGCAAAAATCACCCCGGACAATCCGAAATACCTACCGCCAGATCCGTCCGTGGATTCATTACTGATGGCTGGGTTTCAGGATAGGGAAGATGACTGCGAATGAAAGTCCACAACCGGGGCCGCATGGCCCCAGCTCCTGCACCACCTTTTAGCTCTGGCAAGCCTGACGGCTTCGCCGGGGCTTTCGCGTGGAATGACCCATTAGTCGCAATCGGCGTCGATATGACGCCAGCGGCAATTTTGCCCCCGTCAACAACACCTGAGCCGCACCCAGTCGTCACAGCTCACCTTGAACGTCTGAAAAAAGACGGCGTTGACGTGGAGGATGAAGGTAGCCAGGTTCTGCATGACCTGCTGAAAACCCGCGCGGCCATCGAGCGCAGCACCTACGAACGCGAACAATCTACATGGGCAGAGTCGCCGGTAGGCGTGGAAGCCAGATTCCAGAAAGAACCGTTTTTCATCCGATCACCGTATCAGAATAAAATTACATGGCTTCGCGCCAATCGCGGGACTAAACACACCAATGCGTTTTTGATGGGTACCATTAAGAATGCATTGTTGCGTCTGGACGCCGTTCGCAAATACCACGGCGTGAGCACCGGCCATGACTCCGAATTCATCGCCTATTACCGCCCGTCATACTGCCATTTGGCCGAGTTCACCAAGCCGCGCGTCAAAACGCTGGCGAATGAAGTCGCCGGGCGTCTGAACGAAATGTTTACCACGGCCATTGAGGAACGCGGAGGCGATGCCGCCGCCCTGCCAGATGATGAACTGCTGTTTATTTATCGTCACATGGCCGTTGAAGTGCACGCGCTACGCGTGCGTCCACCGTACTGGAAAAAGCTTAAGCCGCTGTTTGCACCCGTCGAACTACCACCGGAACCGCTCGACCGTGCTGTATTTGTGTCGGCGCTGTCTCGTCTTATTAATGCTGATTGGTGGGAGCATCAGTTATGGCGGCTGCGATGTGACTGGCGAGAGAACCAACTCCGCGCAATCGGCAGTATCCACAAACGTGCAACGCCGTACATTAGCCGCGACGCCCTGGCCGACTGGCTGGAACAGCGCCGAAAGAACCGCGAGTTCTTCAAATCTCACGAACTGGAAGACCTCGAAGGCAATCGCGTATCACTGGAATCTATGGTCGATGCCAGCGTCAGCAATCCAGGAAACCGTCGCCGCGAACTCATGACCCGCATGAAAGGCATAGAGTTTGTCGCCCAGTCACGCGGCGACGTTGGCGTCTTCTATACGATCACCTGCCCGTCGAAATACCACGCCACGAACGCCAGCGGACACGCTAACCCAAAGTGGAATCACAGCGATGTGAAACAGGCGCAAAAATACCTTACCAACCTTTGGGCGCGTATCGGTTCAAAACTGAGCCGTGAAGAACTGCGCGTTTACGGATTCCGCGTTGCCGAACCGCATCACGACGAGACACCCCACTGGCACCTGTTGTTATTCATGCAACCGCACGAACGCGAAGCGATCACCAAAATCATGCGCGACTATGCCATCAAAGAAGATCGCGCCGAACTGGGCAAACGAACCGGCGCACGCTTCACGGCCAAACGCCTGGACCCGAGAAAGGGCAGCGCCACGGCCTACATCGCAAAATACATTTCGAAGAACATCGACGGTTACGCGTTAGATGGTGAGAAAGACCACGACACCGGCAAGCCATTGAAAGAAACCGCCCGCCTGGCAATGGCCTGGGCATCCCGTCACCGCATCCGTCAGTACCAGCCGATTGGCACACCACCGGTCACGGTCTGGCGTGAGCTGCGCAAGTTGAATAACCAGCTGGTAGGCAACCTGATTAAAGCTGAAACCTATAAACGCGGGCAAAAGCTGTTACCTGATACGGCGATGGATGCGGTTATGTCGGCGGCTGACGCCGGGTGTTTTGCTACCTACATCATGCGTCAGGGCGGCGTTTTGATCCCCCGCAACAGTTACACCGTGCGCCTGGCTTATGAGGGCGGAGAAAGGCCGAACGCCTACGGCGAAGTCACGGAAAAGATTTTCGGGGTCTTCTCGCCGCATTTGGGCGAGGACTCCCGCGTCTGTACGCGGTTAAAAACATGGACGATTGTCGCCAAACAAAAGACGCCAACCGCCGCAGAACAGCACGAAGCCAGGGAGGTTTTGACCTTACCGGACGGCCCCGCCGTCCCTTGGAGTTCTGTCAATAACTCTACGGGAGAGGAAAATTCAAACGAAAATCCGGGAGTTGCAGACAGAATTGTCCAGAATATTGCCTCTGATTTGAATCAGCTCACCGATAAAGACCGCCGCGCACTGTTACGCAGGCTGAGAAGCGAACCGGCAGCACCGAAAAAGCATGAAAATCCGTTCCCGGAAGGGAATCCAATGCATGAAGCCTGGGAGAAAGCCGAGGAAAAAGCGCGTGAAACGGCCAAATCGAGAGCCGAACGCCTAAACAAGGCCGAACATAAAGCAGCACTAATTCAGGATTCAGCCGTTACGGCCGGTATTAGCATCGATAAAGCTCAGGCGATGTCGTTAGCAATGGGCGGCAGCATCAATATTGATAACCGTCGCTATGTATCAACAGCAGACGGCGACCTGTTTGTATTAGGTCGGGGGAAAGAACAGGAAAGGAAGGAGCGGTTAACAACTTTACGGCGATTTATCGTAGAAAAACAAAGAGCAGTAAGAAAGAAAATGACCTGATGCGTATCGAGTACAGACGTTTGCGTCTGTGTTGGCCATACCGGCAAATATAGACATAGCTGTCTGTGGCAGCGGCTACCAGGCAGCACAGTCGAAAATATCTATGCTGCAGCACAATCACGAATAAAGAGAGAGGCAAAATGGGATACTTAGGAAGCAAAGGGGCTTCTGGCGCATATCAGGCCATCATCAGCCAAATGCCCCCCCACGATACCTACATTGAAACACACTTAGGCAGCGGCACTGTTATGCTGAGAAAGCCTCCGGCGCAAAGGACTATCGGCCTAGATATCGACCCGGAAACGGTTGAAACCTTTTGTCAAAGTAACCCCGGTTTTCTGGATGCGCTGGGGAATAGCCTGTTTATTCAGGTTGCAGATGCCGTTAAAACATTGACAAATGCTTCCTTTGAAAATTATGGCCGCACACTTATTTATGCAGATCCACCATATTTGCCTGCAACACGAACCAGCCGAAACCGTTACCGATTCGAATACACACCTGATGATCATCGGGGATTAATCGCCACCCTGAAAAATGTATCCGCAGACGTCATTATTTCGGGATATCCGTCCAAGCTCTATGATGAATTGTTGTGCGGCTGGCGCACGGTGGAATTTCAGGTCATGACACGAGGCGGGCCACGAACAGAAAAAATATGGATGAATTATGATGCGGAATCAGCCTACAGCGCAGCTTATGCCGGTGTTGATTATATCGACCGACAAAGAATAAAGAGAAAGGCACTGCGCTGGGCATCGAACTATAAAGGCTTACCAGCTGGGGAACGTCTGGCGATTTTAAGTGAATTACTCAAGCCTTAACGAAAAACCCCGCCAATATAAGCGGGGTTTGTTTTATACAGCCTGCCCGGAGAGCAGATTCAGCGCAAATTGCCTTTCATCCGGCTTCAACTGGTCGATTAAGAATTTAACCAGCTTGTTACCGGTCAGCCCGCTGGGGCTGAGTGAGTGTGAAAACGTCGCGTTGAATACGAAAGTATGGCCGCACTCCACTTCTGAACAGGCGCAGTATAAATCCGCCAGTTTCTTGTCTTTCCAGTCTGATTTACGAATGATGGCCGGTGAACCGCATTCAGGACAATTAATTTTAAAAATGCGCATGTTTACTACCCCGCACGCCAGCGCCAACAATGGGGAGGATTCTACCTTATTTGTGCTCATTTTTCGCCCTTATCCACGCTAATGACTGGGATTTCAACGTCAAAACTGAGTTGTAAATGCTCGGGGATCTCCCGGTCGCCGTTAATCCCATTCATAAATTTGCGCTGTAGCGGGATAACCTCATCTTTGCGGTAAGTATCGCGCGCCGTTTCCGGGTTCCCCATTACCGCGCCATTGGTCGGAATAATGCCCGCCAGGCCAGCCGGGAATCGGTGCGCGGTAAAAACATCCTGCGCGGTGATCCCCTTCACACTGGCAAATTCATCTTTCGCACTCACTTCCCCGACTGGCATCAACTTCACGCCCTCCGGGTCGCCTTTAGGGATATTAATAAACATGTTGCGGAAATTGCCCAGCCCTTTTGACTGCTCAATTTTACTTTTAATTTCGGCTTCCACCTCGCCGGTGATGTTGGGGTCATTGGCATACAAAATAAAACCCATGTGAGCGCCGTTGTTGTAATACCGGCGCCTGAATATCGTGGCTTCGCTGTTGAGTAACACCGAGTGAATACCGCCAATGTAATCTGGCAGGCCATAAACCTGTTGGCGCGGGTCATAGGTTTTGAAAAACACCACGTCGCGCGGGTCATATATCAGCGCGGGCCCTTCTTGCAGGACGACAAAATCCCCATTTTTTCGGCAACGAAGATACAGCGACGGCAGCGGTAACAGGTCGATCACCTGGCCGAACGTGTTGCGGATTTTCAGGACGGCCACGTCGCCAAATAGCAGGTAATCAAACACCATTTGTTCGACCTGGTCCGTGGTCAGCCCGCCGCCCAGGTAACCACCGGCCACCATGTTGCGCCGCGCATAAAGTACGCCGCCGTGCTGGCCGTTAAGGTTAGGCAGTTGCGCCAGCGCCAGCCGGTCGATAGGTAAGCGCCAATGGTCATAATCATTGTCGTACCAGATATTGTGATAATCCGTGCCCGTCGTCAGGATGGGTTCCGGTTCGCCGAAGGTGATCACACTTCCCTGCCCAGGCGTAAACGTTTTTGGTTTTGCAGCGGCGGCGCCGTGCTGTTTAGTCTGCTTGCGCTTTTTGTTTGTCATGCTGCTTATCCAAAGGCCCATAGTGATGGGCTGTCAAATTCGTAGTCGATAGGCTCGTTTATCACCGCGTGGGAGATAGCGAAGAAAACGTCCGCGTGGCCGGTGGCGTCTGACCGTTCGGCGACGAACGTCAGCGCGTTGCCGCTTTGCGTTGTGGTGCGCCTGATTGCCATAAAGCTGGGGGCTATTTCCGCACGCTCTTTATTGGTTTCGTCCTGGGCGTCTTTCGCCCATTCGATGCGCTTGCGTTCGACCGTGTCGATCATCTTCATGACCAGCCGGTTTTTACTTTCGACGCTGTACAAAATGGCGTTGGCTTCGCGGGGGGCAAACTTGCTGACCAAGTCGTAAACGCTGCGACCGATGCCGGTCGTATCGATGCCGATATAAGTAATGTTAAAACGGCGCCGCAGCTGCTTTATCTGTTCGGCCTGCCAGCTGAAGTTAAGCCCCTGCCACTGGTAAATAGCGAGAACGCGGAAGCGCTCCCCGTCATGTATGGGCGGCGCCACTATCACAAAGGTGGAGTTATCGCCTGACCGCGACGGGTCAAAACCGGCCCACACTTCGCGGTTACCGAATGGCCGGGCGGCGGTTGGGTCGTAATCCCCCCAGGTTCCCGCATCCACTTCGCAGGCCACCAGGGCCGCCAGTTTGAACACCGCATCTTTACTGTCGACGAACTGGCACATGTACAACATGGCGAAAGCTGTCGGGTTGTATTTGTTGCGCAGGCGCTCAATATCGACCAGGGCGGCGAGTCCACCTTCGATGGCGTCTTCCATCGTGATGATGTACCGCCAGATTTCATCCGGGCAGCGGATGCCCGCTTCACGTAACGCTTTCTCTTTGGGGAAGACCTTACCTTTGCGTTTCGGGTCGTCTTCGCTCCACGCTTCCCCCGTCCACACGGTATATGCCTGATGCGTTTTGGCGCTGGGCGTTGAAAAGTAGGTCGTGCGGAACTTGTTATGCGTCGCCATTGCTGACGCCACTTCGTGCAACTTGGTAAATTTGGGGATCCAAAAGACTTCATCACCGTACAGGTGACCGTTAAAGCCCTGCGCCGTGCTGGCGTTGGTCGACAGAAAACGCAGAATGGCGCCGTTGCTGAGACGGATGTTTTTCCCGGTCAGCGTGACGCCAAAATGCTGTTGCGCGATCTGGATGATGTATTCGCGGAATATTTCAGACTGGGCGCGGGAGGCCGAGAAAAACACCTGATTGTCGCCGCTGTTAACGGCGTCTTCGAACGCTTCCCAGGCAAAATAGTAGGTC